ACGCTTTTCTGCTTCTCGTAATTCGTTGCTTGCGTCAGCACTCTTTTTCTTTGCATTAGCTTCGGCTATTATAGTATCAACCGCACTTTGCTCAATTTGATATTTATTGCCGATTTTTTCAAAACCTTGTTTACTAAATAATTCTTCGGCAGCTTGTTTGGTTAAATTAAGTTCAGTACGAAGTTGTTGAACAACTTCTTTTTTTGAAAGAAGAGATTTGGTTTCTTGAGTTGAATCTTTTGATTCGTCAGATATTTTAACTGGAATCTCCGTCTTATGTATTCTCTCATATCTTTTTATTTTATCTTGCACTTCATCCCAAGAATCCTGACTAATTTGTAAATCTAAATTTACACCTAATGCGGATGCTTTATACCGTAAATTATTTTGCATCTCTTCAATATTATGTATTTGTTCATCTACGGTATGATTAGGTCTTGGTTCAACTGTGCCTTTTCTATATTCTAAATCTAAAAATGCAGAAACTAATTTATTTAATTTAGATTGTTTTTCTGCAGTTTCTTCTATATTATTTTGTGTTTTATTATTACTTTGAGATGAAACATTCGTAGCCTCTTCTAATGAATCTGCATATTTTTTTGCTGATTCTGCCGATTTGTCTAATCCGTCTTTTATTTTTTTAGAAGCAGATTCGCCTTCGTTACCCATTTCTATTTCTGCTTGAGAAATTTTATCAATTTGAGTCGGCAAAGATTTATCGGTCGTCTTAGTAGTTTTTTGTTTAGATGTTTTTGCTTTGGATTGTTGTGTTACATCGCTATCTTTTTCAACAACCTTTTTAGCCTTTTGAGCCATTTCATTTGCTTTTTTCTGTTTTTTAATTTGTTTTTCGGTTTCGGCTAATTGCTTCTGTGTTTTTTGATTTGCTTTTTCTCCGGCTTCATTAATAGAATTATAATAATCTTGTATTACCTCTTGGGATTTTTCCATATATTTGGGATATAATTTTCCAAATACTTCCAAATTTCTTTCTATGAAATCTTGCCCACCGGATTCTTCAATTTTTATTCCTCGACGTTGCGCTAACTGCATAGCAGTTATTAGTTTTTTTTCGATTTTAGTAGATGCTTTATCTATGGATTCATCAAACAAATCATATATTCTTCCTTCTAAGTCGGAATTATCCAAACTAATAAATTCGGAAATATCAATCGAGGGAGCTTTTATTTTTTTAGGATTTACATTTATAGTAGTATTATTATTAGCTTGTTCTGTTCCATCCAATAAAGCTTTTGTAATAGTCTTTTCTACGGATTTACTTATATCATTATATAATTTATCGAAACTACCATTGGTAGAATTTTTAGCCATATTGTTCCTCCTTTCAAATACATATAAAAATTCTATGGTTTTAAATTATTCCCAACCAAGTTTTTTAAATCTTCGCATAAAAATAGGTCGCATCATTTCTTCATAATGTTCAATAAAAGTTCGAAATGCTTGCGCGGGTTCACCCTTATAGGCAAAATATCTACTACTAAATTCTCCGCTCCAAGGTACAAACCAATAAGGTGGTACACCACGAATACCATTCATTACATTCTGAATTACCTGAGCAGCTGAATCTCGTTGATAATCATCCGCCATACGTTCGGTACTAATATTTAATTCAAACCAAGGATTTTTTTTCCCTCTGTTATGTATTTTAAAATCTTTAGCGTAGTATAAATTTGAACCTCTCCCAGTTCCCGGTTTTGGCTCCCAATGTCTTATATATGACTTGGTTTTATATTTATAATATTGTCGTATAAAACTATCAAACATCTTATTTGCTTGTTTAAAATATAATTCATTAACCTCATTAGCTACTATTGTAAAATCTTGTTCAAATTTTTTCATATAGCTATCAACAATTTCTTGTTGCGCAGGGGTAAGTCCATTTGCCATACAATCACCTCGCTATCAATACAAAATCAATATCTCCTCTAGCTTAACCCCCATACACCCCAATATAATCTTCGCTTCTTTAGGAGTAGGAGTAATATCATTTAACACAATGTTCTCTATTATCTTATAAGAAAGTCCAGATTCGTCCGCTAGACTTCCGATTGTTTTCTTTTGTTGAATCATCAGTTCCCTAATCAATTCTATAATTACCATCTTATTTCTCCTTATACTGAAATACATAACCCGTCAGTTATGCTATAAACAGAGTTTAAATATGTTACACATGACATATTGGGTTAGTAATATGTTATCTGTAACATACTTAAAAAAACCCGAGAGTGTGACTACACACCCCCGGGTAAATAATCACTTTTTAAATTTGTCTGTCAGACATCTGAGACATAAGTCTTTCTATAGCTTTACGGTCTTTTTCATCCGTTGCCATATCTGCAACATTCTGAAGATGTTCAAGCATCATCTCTTTACCGTCACCTCTTGAATAGCCACCGTTATTCATCATGCTACGTCCTCTGCTATAGTTGTAATTACCAGAGCGACCACGCATATAACTAGCACCGCCATCTTGAGACTTCCATACTTCCTCAATGTCCTTCACAATATCCACGAGCCAACCCATAATCTCGATTTCTTTAGGATCATAATTTCCACTCTTTTTATTGAGTTCATCGAGTTCACAGCAAGCTACTTCATATGTCATTTCTAATGTGTTATTCATTTTAAAATACCTCCTTCCCTACGAAATTCTATCGAGGTCAATGATTGCATTCTGCACCTCGATTGCTTGTGTACTTGTGTTTGTTACCGATACATTTTGGCAACATCCACGAGGGATAGGTATTTCAACTTCTCTGCTGACATTGTTATATTCTTCAACAGCAGCAGGAGTGCTAATCATAGTAGTAGCTGGTTCAGTAACACCATTAACAGTAATAGCAAGAGTTATCGGTTCTACTGTACCGCCTTCGGGTATACCTACATTAGCACCAAAATTTATTTTCAGTTTGCCATACTCAGCACATGGATTATTCACAATACCTCTTACCTGAAAGAGTCCGGAGTCATCTTGATGAACTATCAGACCTTTATTACATGGGAAGAAGTCATTGGAAAATATAATTGATGCACCAGAAGCAACTGTTTGTATATCGTTTTTTCTATACTCAGCCATTTTTGTTTTTCCTCCTTAAATCAAAATCAACATCTGTCGAAAATTCCTATTGGAAATATGATTTAAGATAGGAGTTAACTAATAACAAAAATTATACTTTCATAATTTGATTTAAAGTGAGAGAGTAGTTATCTCTCAAAAATTCATCAAATTGTTCGGGTGTATTATTACCATACCCATATTTTTTGTGAAATTTTTTATGAATATTTTTATCAATTAAAATACCTATAGTATTATCATGACGTTTTAATATCTCTGATATTATTCTATTAATATCCGTTTCTGATAAATTATTATTAGAAACAGTATCATATATTTTTATTTGAATTCCTAAATATTTTACAACATCATTAATGATTGAATTTAAGGAATATAAATGATGTACTGTTGTATCTAATTTTGTTCTCCCTGTTATTGGACATTTATGATTATATAAATCACGAATATTACCTTTCCATTCATTTAAATTTTGTCTAATTATATGATCTAATATTGAAATACCACCCTTATAATTAGAATGATTTTCCCCACTTCTACGATTTAAACCACATATATGACATCCACTATTCCTTGATAATAAATTAGATAATATAACATTACATTTATGTCCTTTGGAACAAATACATTCTACTTCAGTATCTCTATTGATAAAATTTCCTATCATTATATATCCATGTTCTAAAAATATTTCTTCTGCATTTTCTGGATAATATTTTCTTTGATATTCTGCTATTCTTTTTCTTCCACATTCAGGACAATGATCTTGCCCATTTTTAAAAGCACCCCATGACTTATTAAAATAATTTCCACATTTACATTGCAAATACAAAATAGAACCCTTATTTTTATATTCTCCTGAAATATACCTGCAACCATATTTGGATATTATTGATTTTATATACTCAAAATCTGTTCTTTGTTTTTCAGCTCTTAACTCATTAGAACACGTCTTACAAAATATTCTACCCAATTTAAATTTATCATAAGAACGTTCGAAGACATTTCCGCAAGAACATTGAAATAAAAGAGGAGTATGATAATCTACATACTCCTCAGAAATTAATTTTGTTTGTCCATTTGAAATTTTATCAACAGATTTAAGTACTTCATCATACGTAAATCTTTTCGGCATAATACACCTTCTTTTCATTATTATATATTAACTCTTATCCAGCATATCCTCCACAACTATAATTCATACTACATCCACATCCACATGAATTTTGTGGAACAATATATGCCGGGACTGGCACTGGACTAAGATATTTCTCAAGTGCCACTGTCTGAGCTTCATTATTAGCTATAATGGCAGCGGTTTGAGCATTCTGAGATGCGGAAAGGTTTGCAAGATTAATCTGAGTTCTCAGATTTGCAATCTCCTCATTCTTTGCATCTAATTTGTCTGAATACAACTGATCCTTAATATTCTGGATGCCAGAATTAATTGTATTTGTTACTACCTGAAGCGCATCTGTAACCGCTTGTCTGTCAGCACACGCTTCCGTTGCTATGGTGTATTTCAGATCGGCAATACCGCTACTGATACCACAAGCATTAGTTGCCTGATTCAGTGCGAGAGAACTAAGCTGTCCCGTAATATTTGCTGTCTGATTACACTGTGATACTTCGCTATTTGCGAATCCATTTGCGAGTGAAGTCTGTACACCAGTTATTCCACTCATAACTGCCGACTGGTCAAAGCCTCTCTGTACATCATTAACTACATAAGGTGTTCCACCGCCGTAGCCACCGCCGAAGCCATTACCCCAGCCACCAAATGCGAAGAGGAAGAGTAGGATAAGCCACCAGCCTCCGTCTCCACCGAATCCGCCGAAGCCACCATTTGTTACTGCAGCCACATCAGCTGCGCTTAATGAACCGTCATTGATTGCCATAATTTTGTTCTCCTTCCATAATTGAAATAGTTAATATGTCTATTAACCTTGCGCAAGGGTTAATGTATCAAAACGACCTATATAGTCGATTTTGAACAAATTAAAAACGACCCGACATCATCTGTTGAAATTGGGTCGCCGCTTGTGAAAGCTGATTGAATTGTTCTTGAGTCATCTGCCCACTGTTAAGCAATTGTTTAACTTGCTGTTCGGGGTCACCTTTAAAGTTCTGTTTAAACTGATTAAAGCGACTCATCATGTCGGCAAATCCACTATTCATTGGTGGCTGTTGCCTACCAAATAAATTAAAGAGTGAACTTACTGCCATTTTCTTTTCCGTCCTTTCTTGTGTTGTTGAAAGTGTTACCAGTGAATGTGGAGTTAAATGATGAGGTAGGTTTAGTTTCGAGTTCTATAATTCTCGCTTCTAATTCACCATACTTCTTAGATAGCTCATCATATACTTCTTTGGTAACATACTCGCTCATGTCTACTTTCGTTTCTTCCTCGACTACCTTTGTAGATGGTAAGTCACTAATCACCTTTGTGACTAATGGCATTGGTACACCATTACTGTCTACTGATTTAAAGTACACATAATCACCTTCGGAATCGAAGAGTGGAAGAGTAGTACCCGGAGCGACCGGATAAGATTTTGCACCAGCTTCACCTTGTACCCATATAAAGTATGAGTTCATGGCTTTACTTGTTTGTACGGGTTGTACATTCAAGTTTTGTTGCTCAATCATTTGCTGTTGGGGATACATCATATAGTATCCGCCATAATAGGGATTTGTATAGTATGCCATTACGCATACCTCCTTTCATTGAAAATTTATTATTTAGAATAATAGTATATGGGGATTTCACTTCCAGAATCCCAACTATCATAATAATCTCCAAAACTGACGGCAACCGTATGATTGCCAGTCGCTAATATATATTCGCCGTAAGGATGGTCTTCACAAAAATCCCTTACGGTATAACAATCTGGACAAGTATTAGGTATGACCCTACGTTTAAAACCATAACCCCTAAGATATGCATCCCACACATCATTAGAATCCCCAAACTCACCCATGAGATATCCTTGACCACATAATTCCCAATAGGTCTTATCCCAAGATTGTTTGGTAATTTTAGAGATTGCACGAATAACGCAGTCTCCTCTATCACTTCGGTTTCTATTATTTGGGTTATAATATATGTACGCCATTTTGCCTAATACCTCCGTCAAAGTATCATTCGTTGTTTTCTTGTTTCGTTAATTCTTCTATAACTGAGTTAATCACTTCTTCTGATATAGAAAGACTATTCTTGAGGTTATAGAATAGAGCAGTAACTGAATATGAGTTATCTCTGAAGTCATCCATCTTCATATTGAGGATAGTAGAGAACTCCGCATATTCCACTTCGGGTATAGCGTTCATCAATGTAGATATTGCTCCAACCTTATTAAGTTTGTCATATTCTTCCCAAACTTTTTCTTGATCTATTTCTATATCTGTATATAACTCAATTAATCTCATAGTAAAAAAGAGATAACGATTTGTACTGTTTATCTTTACAAATTCTCTATCTCCATCTTTTATATAGCAAGTAGCATTTATAATATTGTCACAGTATACACACTTAGTTAAGAAGTCCACATAATCCGTTACAATATGTTTCTTTATAAAGGTTTCCATAGCAGTTCCTTTTTGTTTAGCCGCTACTCCATATTCTCTGATAAAAGCATCTGTTGATATCTTACCCATTATTCATAGCCTCCTATTCTTCAATAAGGTCATATAATACAACCAAATAATCTGCCGGAATACCAGCGTTCATAATATCATCAGCCTTAAACTTTACTATATTAATCTCAGATTCGGATTCACCTATCTTGGTTATTTCCTCATTAAACTTCTGCATGGTATCTTCAAATTCTTTTTTGGCTTCTTCAAATTCCTCATCGGAATCATAGTTGTCCTTAATAGGCGGAAGAATACCAAAACGTCCATCATCATCAGACTTACCATATTTACTTATCAACTCATCACGAATCTTCTCATAGGTTTCTACGGCTGGTTCAAACTGCTTGAGCATCCCAAGCAATCTAAACTTTATGAGACTATTAATGTTAGGTTCATTATCAATAAGCATCTTAATAATTCTGTTATAATTAAGTACATCTTTAATTATCATAATCACTCTTTCTCCTTTTTATTCATCTAACTGTAAATATAAAATGATATCCATCATCTGTAATAATATGATATTCATTATTACCGCAAAAATATTTCATACTTTTAATTTGTGTATTAGTGTTGACATCCATCAGAAGATTACATTCTTCAGGTGTTACCACATAATTACGTTCTTTTAAAAAATGTTCTATCTCTTCCGAATACATAATCCGCCTCCTTATATGCGTTACGTATCCCTTTACTTCCCATATTTATTTATCATACCTTCGCCTACTAATATCGCATCTGACTCATCATCAGTCTTCGGCGTTATCTTATAGTTCTCCGTAACATATTTTACGGAAAAACATTTTTGTTCGTCTCTCGTAGCACCACGCCCATTTGGGAAATTGGGTATGTATTTACGCCATGTTGACGGCATCACAAACTGATACTCAACACCATGTTCCAAACACCAACCCATAACCACACCATGTAATCTGCAAAGATATTTCATAGTCTTTGGATTATTTCCTTTAAATGAATCTTCAGCATATACAATTGAGGGCTTATAATAATTGAGCGCATCAATCAGTTTTTTACCCATACTGATGGTGCGCTCTTCAATATCTTTTATTTTCTCATAATCAATAACATATGATTCTTTATATATACCGTTTTCCCAATATGCAAGCCCCGATTTTTTGGTAGCTAAGTCGAGAGATACCATAGTTATTTTTTTACTTCCCAATCGTGTCTCTCCAATCTTTCTTTATATTGTTGTTGTATATATTCAATTGTTGGTTCTGTAATACCATTCTTAAAATTCGGATGTTCTGCTACATACTTCTCATACTTAGCAACATCCATCATGGTTTGATCCCACGAATCTTTGTTGTGATATAAACCACCTTGAATTTCACTGGAGAATCTAAGGATTCTTACTCTCGCTGAAACTATATCGTTTTCTTCAACCTTATGGTCTAATTCATCCACCTTTACTTCAAAAGTGTCCATTCTGTCATATACCTTTTTTTCGAGGGCATCTATCTTGTCATTAGTTGCTTTAATTCCTAACCATCTTCCGATTAAAGCACCTAACCATGACCAAGGATTGATTTTAATGGGGGCGATTTCGACAATACTAAATACAACGATTATTATTACCGCTACATATTTTAGCTGTGGCATCCCCGCTATCTTTCCCCATAGGTCATACATTGTTGTTGCAAGTATCATGCTATTGTATAACCGTCATCCTTATTAAGTTGCTTATATATCTGGTGAACTCCTATGGCAAGTGCGCCTGATGCTATGCCCGTCGCAACGGCTTCGTATGTCAATCCATTCATAATCAAACCAGATATACCACCCAATGTAATAGAAATAATTGGGATATAATTATCCTTTACAATGCCAGTTTTCTTTATTGCGAAACAAACACAAAAACAAACAACGGCAATTATAGGGATACAAAACTGTTCTATTAATCCTGCTATATCCATATTTTCCCTCCTTCTATTTTTAAAATTCCTTTTAATACTTTAACCACATATTCAATTTCTTTATAAGTAATATTATTATTAAGTGTGAATCTCACACATTCAAATGCTTCTTCTTCGGTAAGTCCATAGGCTAATGCTACATGACTCGGTCTATCCGAATCACTTGAGCAAGCAGAACCAGTACCCGCATATATACCATAATCGTTTAATAACCCAACTATTGTAAATCCGTTAATCCCCGGAAATCTGATATATATATTATTGGGTAATCTATTTTCTAATGTGCCAACTAATATACCGCCCATATCTTGCAAATAGGATAACAACGTATCTCTTTTATGTTGCATGGATGATATGTCATAATCAATATTACAGAAAGCCTCGCCTAAACTTGCAATTAATGGAGTGGACGGAGTACCACCTATTAATCCTTGCTCACCAAAAATTATTGGCGCAACATGAAATTGAAGTGATTGACGTACAACAAGTAATCCGCTTCCTTTTAATCCGCCTATCTTTTGCCCCGACATAGATAATGCATCTATACCAAGTTGCTCCATATTAATAGGGTAGTAGGGTATAGATTGTGTGGCATCTACATGAAGATAACCACCATAACCATGTACAATATTAGATATATCCCTAATAGGTTGTATAATTCCAGTTTCAGAATTAGCCACTTGAATACTAACAAGACAAGGTTTATTATGTTCCTTACAATCAGATAAATAATCTATAAGTTCATCTATTTTGATTCGACCATTTTCTTCTACGCCCACCATCTTTTTAGAGTAGGGTAGCCAATCATATAATTCCATAATATCATTGTGTTCTACGGCACTCGTAATAAACATTGTTTCCGGTTGTTTACGCATAACACCTTGAATTAATAAATTATTTGACATAGTTGCTCCACTTGTAAAAAAGATTTCATCGGATTCACAACTAATCTTGTCAGCTATAATATCTTGGATATCCCATATTATTCGTTTGGCTTTCATGCCTTCCGAATGAAGTGAACTAGGATTACCATATACAGTTTCAGCAACTTCATTAAATTTCTTTAATACCGAAGATTTGACCATGGTACTGGCGGCGTTATCTAAATATATCGACATACTATCACCGCCTATCTAACCATTCTTTATATAAGTCATATGTGGCATCACGACTGAACACAAACACTATGATTGGTTGTTCAGTATGATAATCCACATCTAAATAAATATCCTTAAACTTAACCCCTCTGCTCCAATAAAAAGCGGCTTGTTTTGGATTAAGTATTAGAATATCTCTATCCAAATTTATAGTTCTTTTTTCCATTTAATCCTCCAATCACTTCCAAACAATATTATCTGTTCTATACAAATTCTGTTTTCTCAAACAGCATTATTAAGTCACCATTACTATCTACGTATATGTCACAAGGAAACATACCGAGTGATATATATATTTTTTGCTTTTCTATATTCTTTACTCTAATCACCTTGGAAGGATCGTATTCATGAGTATTGAAGTTAGGTTGTAATATCATATCTGTTTTCTCCTAAAAAAAAAGAGAAGAGTAAATACTTACTCTTCGTTATTTACTCTTCTCCCATAATCATATTTTTTATTGGTCTTCTTCATATTATTGAAGCCACCATTATTTTTTTTTACAGTTTCCTCTTTATCTACTTTTGGCTCAACTTTTGGTTCTTCTTTCTTAGGAGAATCAAGAGCCTTTATTTTGTCTTGCAGACCTTTAGAAAATATAGAGTAATCTGTAACATTATGTTTATCCAACGCTTTCTTTACGTCTTCTATAGTATTGATACCAGCATAGTATCCACCTACTGCATTATATAAATCGTAGCATTTCTCGGTATCAAAAAGTGCCATCCATTCAGGATATTTTTGATATTCCCTACAATGTCCACAATATACATAAGAGTTTTGACAAAAAAGACATTTTCTTTCTTTAGCCATAATATTAATTCTCCAATCTTTAACCATAGGGGGATATTATTTTCCCCCTATGATTAATATTTTGTTTTAGATTACTCTGACCACTTCTTTGTGTCATAGCTATCTGTATCGTCTGCGATTGCGATCCAATACAGAGTCTGACCCTTACCACAGTAATCCTTGAAGGCTGTAGCTGAGAAGCTCTGATTTGATTCAGTATCAACTGTCCAATCAAAATCAGGACTCATCTGGAATTTCTCAAATACGATGTAAAGTGCATAAACTTCCTCAGAGTTACAAAGGTCTGAGCAAAGTACACGGAATGTAGCCTTGCACTCCTTCGGGAACTTATCACCAGCAACATTAACTC